TGCCGCCTAATGCTGTTCCAGTAAACTGAATTAACAAATTAGGTGTCATTGTATCAGTGGCGCCTTGTAGGTAACTAGTACCGCTTGGGAATGACATAGTCATTGATCCATTTTGTGTTACCAGTTGTTGTGCAGCGCCGTAAATTGTTGCAGCCACCTGAATAGTTGTGCTATCAATAATTGCAGCAATATAATAATTATAGTCGCCTGTTAATCCACCAAATACTGACTGTGTTCCGTCTATGGCAAAGAATTTAACCGCTTGATTAGTTCTTAATTGTGCTGTTGACGCTACGCTAACTGTATTGTAGATGCCACCAGTTACTGCGGTTGCTGTAAGGTAGCCAACACTGGTTGCGGTAACACTGGTCTTGTAGTATGTAGGAATAAATTCTACCGGCATATCAATGTAGAGCTTGTCTACTTTCGATGGAGTTGTTAGTGTAAATGTGTTGCCTGATGCATTTGTTCCGCCAATTTTTAAAACATCAAAACTTGATTTTAATACGTTGGCACGCTTGCTTACACCTGCATCAAAATATGAAATATAACCGTATTGACCTGAACCGGTGCCGCTATTAATAAACACATTCATACCAACATAGTTAGTGGCAGTTCTTGTGTCAGAACCAGCAAGTAAAATGTATTGATCAGTTCCGCCTTGGGCATTGTTAGACGCTGTTAGATATCCGTTACCGCCTGTTGAGCCGGTACCATCTAGGTCGGTCAATCGAGTTTGGAATACTCCGCCTGATCTATTTTCATCACCCACTAATTGGGCTCCTGTTCCAGCGCCAACAATGTTGTAGTTTGCATAGGCTGTATATTTTGCTGCCTGTGTTTCTTGATAGAAACTTGGCTGTCCGTTTGTCTTGGAAACTTCTACTTGGTTACCATAGATATATGTATAGCCAGCCGCTTGTCCAACTCCACGAGCATAAATCCTGTGAGTTAATGTTGTGTTAAGACCAGTAACATCGTTAATGGCCATATATAATCTGTACCAACCATCAGGTAATACTTTTGCACCATATAGTGTAGGAACAAACCCAGTGCCATCACTAGATGCTGTTGTTACTCCGGTGACAAAGTTAAATGACACTTTACTTTGTACAGTTGTATTACCAGAAAATATACCAGCTAGATCAACAGTATTTGAATTTCCCTGTTTCACATAAGCACTGAGTGTATAGTTTTTTGCGCTGTTTGCCGGTACTGTGCCAGCAACACCTACTGTTAAAATAGCACTACCAGATAATGATTGCACAGTAATTGTACAATCGTTTACTGTGTCAGTACCACCTAAGTTACTGCCGGGAATAAACATTGTGTTACCTGTAACATATCCGCTACCGCCAGAATTGACCTGTACAGTGTAGCTAGTACTTGTGACTGTAACATCAAATGTTGCAGAAACACCGCTACCTGTTAAGTTGTTTGCTGGTAGTCCTGAATATGTCTTACCAGCTGCTGGAATACTAATTGCCTGTGTAAGGTATGCAGTATCTGTACCGCCAGTAAGTGCAGTAAATGTCCACGCTTCCGACACACCGTTTGGAGCAAGAGCATTTTTCTGTAATACCACATTACCGTCATTGGTCCACGCAGCATTAAAATAGTTGTTACTGTACAACAAGTTATTTGTAGTACTTGTATAATAGGCCACGCCTGCATTGCCATAATTGACACCCGTTAACTGAGCACTACCGCTCAATGAACTTTGAACACTGGCCTGTACCTGGCTTGATTTATTGTAAACAGTTCCTGCGATAGGTACTTCAGATAGATCGTAACCTTCTGCAATAACACCGAATGTACCGTAAGATGTGTTTCCGTTTGTAGCACGAATTCGTCCGCCTGCTTCAGCAAGATATCCAGAATATGAATAGTATGCGAATACAGAAACAAGTTCTGTTAGTGCTCCTGAACCTGTACACCATACGCCAATACCACCTGATAGAATAGTTGTATAGTCGTTGGCAACAATTGATTTATTCCCGCCGCGATGTAGATCACCATCAATCTTAATACCTGTACATCCGTAACCGAATACTGTACAGTTTTGTGTATATGGGCTTCGACGATAGATCCAAGAACGGCTGTCGTTTGGTCCACGACCCGGATCTAGGCTTGAGTAAGATCCGCCTGATGGACGTTGTGTTTGATATGCGTTAATGCCGCCTAGTGATCCTAGTAGACCAGTAAAGGTCATATTTCTTAAACCGGTACCATTACGTAAACGGAACATATCCTGAATAGCATCGCCACCGTAGACATAGATCGCTGCATTACCAGCAGATGCTGTTTGAATTGGAAATATCGGTCCGCCTGGGAATGCTGAAATACTGAACTTAGTTGCAGTAATTGCTGTACCGGTAATGTTTGATCCTGTGCCGGTCGTCCAAGCACTGAAGAAGCTACCATCAATATAACGATATGCTCCATCGGATGTTGTAATACCACCTGACAAATCTTGATTGAATGAATAACCTAATGCTTTCCCTGCTGCTGCTGAAGCATTATATGTATATCCAGAAATAATAGTGTAGCCAGACGGCGCACCTTGACTTGCTGTTGCGCCAAAAATTGCAACTCCGTTCAGCCAAAAACCAACTTGACCAGTACCTACTGATGTTTTTAATGTAGCTGCTTGATTAGTACCACCTCTAAACTTAAATGATAGATCATAGTTTTGAATCTTTGGATTATTAGTAGCTGTTTGGCTTCCGAAGCTGTGATACGGTACGCCTTTAGCTTTTGCACGGATAGTTCCGCCATCTGCACTGATTGTCCAACTGCTTTGTACTCCGTCAAAATTTGATTTTTGACTTGTGTATTCAATAAAGTAACCAGCAGGTGCAGAGCCGCCGCCGCTGTAATAGTCGCTGACTAACGGATTTGGGACACCGTAGAAACGTTTACCGATTACATAAGGATATGCTGGTGCACCGCCGGCATCAATAGTTGTAAAGTAAGCATAAGTTCCGTTAGGATAGTCTGGAGTAACACAATAGCGACCGTTATACTCATCTAGGTCAGTACCTGCAGGATTAGTAAATGTCCAGTCTTCATTAAAGATACCCATCGGATATCTTGCGGTATCTGTTACAGGAGTTACACGAGTACTTGAAGAATTTAATGTATAACCACTTTGCATTCTCTTTGGTGCTGTAACGGCACTGTTAGGATTCGTATAACCAATTGGGCCATAGATTGGGTATCCGTCTAAGGCAAAACCAAGAATCTTGCTGTGTCCGTCTGGATGTAGTAGAGAACCGTTAAGATATGAAATAGCAGTAATTTCAGGTGTGCCCGCGTTTGCTGCATTTTTATCGTTAACATAAAAAGTCTGGCCCGTAGTAATACCACCAATTGACAGTGTGCCAGCTCCGATTGTAATGGCTCCTGAGAACTGAATAGGAGTACCATCCACAATACCGTCTGTAGAAGTTACGGTAAATGATGCGTCACCACTCGACGTGCTTTTAACAATGGTATCAATAACATTAGCAGGCGTCACAACAGATCCGCGAAGTTCTTCTCCTACGATCGCTGTATTTTCTGGTACAACAATTGGTAATGTTTCTCTGTAGGTGCCTGTCTTAACAAACACTGTTGATGTAATGCCCTGATTTTGCGCTGGTAAACTGGCAGTTGTATGATTTGTCAATGCTGTTGTAATAATCAAGAATAATGCGTTAATCGCTGATGCTGCGCCACTTTCTAGTGGATAGGTTGTCGAATCTCTTACCTGTTGAACTCTTAGAGTAGTTGGAATATTATTGTATACCTGAGCACTATCAACATCTAGCATTAATGTACTGCTAATAGTATATTGTGTGATCAACGAATTCATTTTGTTAATGGATGCGATGATATAAGGCATAGCTGCTTCGGTGCTTGCATTAACGTATGCTGTTTGTGATCCATCGGCAAAATATGAAAGAGCCGCTGCCACTGTTTGACTATTGCCGCCTCGGGCTAAATCGTATAAGACTGCTTCAAAAACAAGACCTGCATCTCGTTTAGTTTTAGCTTCGTCAAATACAGAACTTGGACTAAATGGAGATTGGCTTAATGCTTTCTGTTTCAACATCCATTGATACATTTCTTGGATGACCCAATCTCTGTTCAATTCTGTTATTGTTCTGGCATTTGTATATAATGTACCTGCAAGAATTCTGTCGCAGGCATATTTGATAGACTTGATTGGTTTATCCCAGCTGGCTCCGTAGGCTGCTCCGTCAGTACCGTGTTTTTCTGAAACATAGAATACGTTGGTAATTTCGTTAATTGTACTCCAAGCAGGTAAATTATCATTTGATTTTAATACCTGTGTCTCTGCACCAATTGCTACAGGAACGTGTGTATTAGTAACTGCAGAATATGTTTCAATATCACCTGGAGTGTTTAATGAATTATTTTTTGAGTGTTGTACTAATTTTACCCAATAGGTATTTGACAACTCTGAGTCTGGTCTATTTGGAACTAGAGCATTTTTAGCTGTTGCTACGTGATTAAGCACACACTGATATGTTCCATTTGACCAATATACTACATCGCCTACTACATATTCAGTTAGGTATGTCCAACGTCCGAGATATTGAATTCCCGGATTTAATAAAGTCCAATAGATGTAATTAATACCATTAAAGCTAACTGTCTGTCCTAACGATGTTACACCGTCGGGTGCTTGACTGATTAAAACATCGGTACTGTTAACTACTTTAACAACCTGTTGTCCAAGTGTGAACCCTGTACCGGCAACAATCATTCCTGGCTGCAATCCAGTAGTCGAAGGTAATACCAATGTTGTGGTAGTTGATGCTGCTGATAATGTTGTTGCAATGCTATATGAAGTTGGATCAGTATCTAGAGACTGTGATGTCGCTGGCACATCTTGTGCAGCTTCAAACAGCATACCGTGACGTCTTACAATATCGCCAATCTTATATGTTAAGGTTTTTGACCACTCATTTTGCATCATATAGCCCTGTGTCAATATTGACCAATCGCTTGATGACTGAGTGGGGATATTTCCTCTATTATTGTTTGTGATGCTTACATATGAATATCCACCATAGATGACAACATCGCCTGGTTTATAAATTGCAAGATCGCTATATGTAGACGAAAATTCGATACCTGGCATCCAGATTGTCCATTTAGTTTCGTCAAATATCAATGTTGAATCATAGGTTCCTGAAGTGTGCCCTTGTATACAGATATAAAGATCTGGACCGTATTTTGCAATATCGTTGAGTTTATAACGTGTGCTGCCAACCCAAGTACCTTTGTATTCGACACCATTGTTTACCAATGTCCATTTGCTTTGATCGGCTTCTAGGCCAGTTGCTACATCGACAGCAGATATATGATTAGTGTTACAGTTATAGACAATGCCACCGTATTTTACAACATCGCCTACACCAAAAACTGTGTTAGGAGTCCAGTTAGTTTTCCAGTTTGAGAAAGTTGATAATGGTGTCCAGAAGGCTAAATCGATCTGAGGATTGACGCCTGACGCACTAGTGTGCTGGCCGGTACAGACATAGACAACTCCGCCATAACGAACAATATTACCTAGACTGTAGTAGGTATTTGCAGTCCAAACATTTTTCCATTCTTTGCCGTCAATACTCAATTCCCAATAAGGAGTAATCGCACCGGTACCGGTAGTATGTCCGATATCGTCATAAAAATCCCCGGCAGTGTGTGGAGTTAAACAGATGTATGTCTTACCATTATATGACACTACGTCATCGCGATTGAAAGTTTGACCTGTTGCCCAAGCTCCGGCCCAGTTATATCTTAATCGGGCTATTTTAAATTCTGCTGACATTATCTAATTCCTTGTTAACTGTAACTATATGATTGATTGACTCTAACAACTAGCCCGCCCTCTGAATCAATGTAGTAAAAAATGTTTTTGTCGTCCCAACGATATTGATCGTAGAACAAGTTTGCGTATGGTCTGCTGTGATCAGTTGCCGCACGACCGTCAAAGAAATCTACGCCATATTCAAAATCTTCGTAGTTACCTGAGTTTGGTCCAGGTATATTAATTTGAATTGTATCTGTAGAGTTGATCTGGTCAATCTTAGCAAAATACAAAGTTCCTTCATCTGTTCTTCTCAGTGCAAGGAAATATCTTGGGTTACCTGAACCTAAAATATCGCCTGTAGTAAATTGACCAACATAACTCATAATATTCTTCCTTAACTAATCTCAACGTAGCTCAACACCATATCGATGCTGTTGTCTACGTTGGTACTGATAATAATTTGTGTTAACTCGCCTAACACTAGACGTTCTCCGTTATTAACAACTCGGAGACTTTGATTCGGCGGTATAACAGTATTCTGTATATAATACGCCTGTGTGCTTGTTGCTGTATCGTTTAACAAGATGCTGGCTAATACAATACTGCCTGTGGTGTTTGTAAGACTTAGACCAACCACAGTTGTTTTAACGCCAGCCTGTGTAGTAAACACAGTTGTTGGTGCTATATCTAATCCCGATGATAAAACATTTTTAAATACGGTTGGCATTTTCTTATCCTAAAGTCAATACAAATTGAACTGCGATCGAGTTAGCTAAAATCTCACTAACAGCACCGCTGGCACCTGCTGGACTAGACCAACTAAACCCGTCCCATACTTCTAGCGATCTTGCTGTAGTATTGTAACGTGTCATACCTGTTGGAACTGTTGCATAACCTAATGAAAGACTTGGACGAGTTGCATCTGTGCCTTTTGGAAATACAAATCCATTAGTCCCGTTAATTTTAAAATAGCCTGTTCCTGAATGTTGAATTTCAGAAACAGCATTTGTAACAACGTTAGTGATAACGTTATCTACGATTCTAAAGTTTCCTAAACGTACACCACCACTGCCACTGCCGTCGATATACAGACTCTGTCCAGTAGGTGTACTAATTGTGTTGCCGGTAAAATTAATATTACCTGCACTAAATGAAGCTGTGTTTAATACGTCAGCATATAAATTTGCTGCATACACACTGCGCCATCTAAATGTCTGTGATCCTAAATTATATGTGTTATCGGTAGCTGGTAGTAAATTGCTGTTAATACCAGCATTAATAACAACACTGTCAGTATTTTGATCACCGATCTGAATGTTACCACCGATAGTGATATTTCCAGTGGTGCTGATATTTCCAGTAACATTTAAGTTGCCTGTGATATTTGTGTTGCCGACAATGTTAAGCTGTCCGGATCCGTTTGGTCGTAACTCTAAGTTTGAATTAGATACAAATGTGGAAATTGTATTTCCAGTAATTTGTAATTCGTCTACTTGAAGTTTTGAGTGATAGACAGTTGCTTCTGTACCGCTTGGTGCAAAAGAAATAGTTCCAGATGTACTTGAAATAGTATTGCCACTGATGTTTAAATTTCCAACTGTTAATAGTGTATTAACTATTGCGTTGGTAGTACGTGTTGTACCGTTAACATCAATTGCGGTCGTAGGAGAAGTTTTGTTAACCCCAATGCGAGCATTAGTAACATCAAGATATAGTAAGTCCGTCTCAAAAGCCAGATCTACACCGTCACGGTTAAGATTCGCCTTTAAGAGCGGGCCTGTGATTCGACCAACAGCCGGCATAAGCTCTCCTTTGACCCCGTGTTTCACGGTTAACCACCTTACATTGCGGGTTTACCACAGTTTGATATCGTAAAAACTTGGTCAGTCTTTACAGTAATAGTATTTATTCAGATTGAAAAATTAGGCTAGGATAAGCGTCCAAAGGTTACCAAGTTCTTCCATTTTTGCTCTGTTAATAGTTTCGCCTGGACCTGTTGCTATGATATAGGTGCTGCCATCAAAACACTCCATATACTGTAAATCAGTATTCCATCGAGTGTCACCAACTTCTGGATTTGGTGGACGTTGTGCTGTTGGGCCTGCAGGTAATGAAATAGCACCATCGCCTGTAAATTGAAGATAGCCCGTACCAGTACCTGCAAAAGTCATAGGATTAGTTGAAATATATCCGCTGACTGTAAATTTAGCAGTAGTGTTTATTCCCTGAATTAATGTAAATGCACCTTGGCCAACATAGGCAACGATGGTATCAATCGCTGTTATAGAAGTGATCGAGCCGCCGGCGCCTGTTACGATATTGAATCGTGTGCCAGCTTCAGAAATTGCTAATCCGTCAGTATAACCTGTTCCAGCAATATAGACCCTAAGTATTCCCGGAGTACCAGTTAGCCCGCTGTTAACAAGATTGGTAATTGTGCTGCCATTAAAACGCAGTTGTTCAATTTGTGTAATTCCGCTATCCGGACTGATGTTGATATCATCATTGGCCTGCGTTCCGGAAATTTTGTTATCAACGCCATCAATTAAAGTTTGATTATTAACATTGATACGATAAGGTGCTAGATTGTTGACCTGTTTCCAGTCTGGAATATAAGCAGATGCCCAACGCTTTGAACTGCTACCAAAATCAAATGTGTTATCTACGCCTGGTATAATGCTCTGTGTAAGATCAGGGCTAACTGTGACTAGGTCCGTTGGTTGATCACCGATAGTTATAGTTCCAGCGCCTGTTAAATTACCTGTGACTAAAATGTTTCCAGTTACGGCAACATCACCTGTTGCATTTGTGGTTGCCTGTAATTCTACTGTTCCCGAACCGTTGGGATCCAGCACAATATTTGAATTGCTTAAACTGCCAATCATATTAGAACGGAATTCTAAGTTGGCGGTAGTAATTCTGTGGAACGGAATTGGTATATGCGTGTCAGCAGGTAAAATCTGTAGTGCGCCAACCACTGTGCTAAATCCGCTAGGAGAATTGGCAATAACATTACCGACACGTAATTGATTCGTGGCTTCTAACTTTGTTGTTTTTATTACAGAATTAACATCTAACTGATATTGCGGTGTATCAATATTGATACCAATACGTTTGTTTGTAACATCTAGATAGAGGATGTCCGGATCTGAGGCGTAGTTTCTAAATGTTAGATCAACACCGTTTCTAACTAGATCAGGACTGAGTAATTTTCCGCTGATACGGCCTAGAGAAGCGGTATAATTTACACTACCAAACTCTTCTCCAAGGCCACTGTCGCCTAATGATAAATCACCGTCTCTCATTTTAGATCCAGGTTATGTTGATATAATTTCCGCTATAAGGAGCAGTACCAATAGATAGGTTAACTCCAGATGTTTGATATGCGTATACTTCGATATAGTCAGTTGCTGCTAATACTACTGAAGTAGAAATCGTAATTAATGTATGATCGCCATTGACTGCCTGTCGTTGGTCCTGTACCAGTTTAACTCCGTTTTTCTCAATCCAAGCACTGCGATAGCCTGAAGAGTTAGTATCAAAATTTAAAGTTGTTGTAATTGTGTATACTCTAGTTTCTGCTGTGTTATTTGTTATACGACCTGCATTAGAAACTGTACTGTAAACTAGCCCAGTGTCAAATACTGATTCGGCGATAGTATCAAATTCAACTCTAAAAGGCAAAGCATTACCTATCAGTTGACTAGAAGCGTGTTTACGACTTATTAGGGGAACATTTCTGCGTACTACATTATTAACAGTCAGCGCGGTTAGTGTACCAACACTGGTTAAGCTACTGGTTACCACAGTTGATTTTAATACCGTGTTAGATAGCGTGTTAGCATCAGCGGTCACTGTGATATCCACAGCACCATTAAAACTTACACCGTTGATATTGCGAGCTGTTTGTAGACGTGTTGCTGTAACAGCATTACCGTCAATGTTGATACCTGTTAGTGTTTGAGATTGGGGACTTCGATTAAGTGCTATTGAGGTAGTACCAACATACAGTACTGAATTACCTAATACTGTGTTATTGATAGTGCCAGCTAGATTAGCTGCGGTTAAGTTTGTTAAGTTTGCTCCGCTGACTGCGCCAAATGTTGCCGACCAAGTTCCAGCGGTAATTGTACCAACTCCAGTTAGACTAGAAGTTGTAACAGAAGATTTTAATACTGAACCAGATAGTGTACTAGCATCTGCGGTTACTGTGATATTAGAAGAGCCATTGAAACTTACGCCGTTAATTGTGCGGGCTGTTTTTAATGCGGATGCAGTTGTTGCATTTCCAAGATAATCACCGGAACCGGAAACTGTGCCTGTAACTGTTAGATTACCTTGTACTGTTGTTGATTTTGCTACTGTGATCGGTGTGCTGTTTGCAGTGTCTAAAATACTGCCGTTGAAAGAAAAGTTTCCAACTCCGTATCCTGCATTTGTAAAGTTAGTCTGCGCTAGACTAGCTGGAAATGTACAGAATACATTTTTTGAACCTTCTTCAAATGCCACTAAGTTATTGTTATTTGATGAAGATACTACAATAGTTCTTGATAGTGTATTGCCTATGGCTGTGTAAGTACCGCGGCTAATTTCCCAATTACCAACCTGATCGATAATTCCAAAATATGTTTCGTTTCCGTCACCGATCGTAGAAAAAGATTGAAATCCATCAACGACATTTTCTAAGGTTAAGGTACCTGTACCCTGGGTACGTGTTCTTACTTTTACTCTATCTTTTAAAACAAGGGCCATTGCGTATCTCCGAATCTCCGATACGTATATTTACCCTAATTTGGATTAAACGTAACCGAAGTAAATTGTGATGTATGTACCAATAGGTACTGGACTTGTAAACTGAATAAAGGCGTTATTACTGCCTAGATAGTTATAAAGTATGTTGTAGTTTGATACTGAAATTTGCCACACGTTACCAACTAACACAATGATGTTATCATCGTTTGCTGGAGTTAGTGTCAATGGTCCAAAAATTGTAGTTGTTGCATCTCCTGGGCCCAGTGTTTGTTTTGCAATAGAAGAACCGCTAGGGGCTTTGATAGTTTCCCAAGCACCGTTAATATATCCTTCAAACACATTGGTCTGGGTATTGTAACGAATATAACCATTGGCATCTCCGCCTGGTTCTCTAACTCCTGTAATCTTAGCACGTTGCGCAGTAGTTCCTTTTGGAATCATTAGACCGCCGTTGCCATTCATTACTGTACGGCCGCGACCATTACCAAAAAGCTGCTGACTATTTGGTTTAAACTTATTAAGACTAGAACCTTTAAGAAATTTCATACTAGTAGTGAGCTCACTGTGACTGCTACTGCGTTAGCTGTTGAAGTGCCGATCCAAATTTCATCGTTAGGATCTAGGACAATGCGTTCTTCTGAAAAGAATACAGTTTCTCCAGCTGGTACTATCAAGGTATTAACCACTTGATTTGTTGTTGAGTAACTTCCGCCAGCTTTAACAAGATAAACGTTGACATTCACTGAATTAACTGTTTCATCAGTCAGTGTAATTGCAGAAGTGTTACAGATCATAATAGTTGTAACTGCTGAAGTAATTGGTGTGCCACCATTAGCGCCAGTGTTGGTACTTTTAAATACCCTTACTGGAACTGTGATTGACGATGAGTTAACTAGTGTGCTTGTTATCATTTTTTTCTCTTAAAATATCATACTTAAAATAAACGCTCTATTTTTACTAATTACTTCACCTACATAGGTTGTATTAGCAAAATATAATCCTGTACCGCCGCCGGAAACAGTTGAACCGTAGACTAATGTTGCATTTGCCACAGTTGCCGGTGTCGATGCTATATTGTCTAGCTCTATAGCATAGTTAGTCTGAACTTTGCCAGTACCTTGCGTTCTTAGGCTAATATTTCCGTTAGTATAATTGTTTGTGATTTCGTTATTACTGACTTCTAGATCCTGTATCACCACTCTGTTTTTATAAAATTGTGAAACTAGTATACCATCAATAATAACAGATACTGCGCTTTCACCGAATGTAGAATATCCTGTGTTGGCAATAATATATGCTAGTGATCCAGCTACATCTTTATCAGTGGCAACCACACGAGTGTCAGTTGAGGTAATTTGGAATGACGGTGAATTTTGAATTGCGTAGTCAACGTATCCTTTGTTTGTTAACACTGAGTTATCTGCTCTATTCAACACTTGAGTTGTGTAGGCAGAGCTTCCTGTAATCTTTACCACTCCAGAACCAGCATTGGTATCTAGTGTTAGATCTCCACTGTCTGTAGTGTTATTTGTTGTGATTGTTCTTAAACGTAATTTGCTGTTGGCATAATTTAATACTGTTCCAGCAACACCCTGTGCTATGTTCCACGTCTGATTTGTTTCATCAAATAATACTGAAGCAGGTGCAAGTGAACCTCTGTCGACCTGTAGTCCAGACCAACGTAGTGTAACTCCTGCACCTGTTTCTCCCGAATTTAATTCAATTAAATTATCTTTAATATTCAGGTTTGTTGTATCAACGTTTAACGCTTGACCAGTAATCAACAGGTTTCCAGTGACAAGAAGATTTCCTACTCCTGGACCTGTGTCGATGGTGACTGTAGAGCCAACTCCGCTCTTAATTGTATAATCGCCGCTTGTGCTAACTACTTGTCCCATTCTATTTCCTTAAATTACATCTTTGCTGTAACTGGTGTCAATACGATATAGTCCATTGATGAGTCATCAGTGAGGTACCAGCTGTATGTTTTTTCATCGTGGTTAGTAGATGCATTTGAATCTTCACTGTTCTGATAGCTGCTGCCTGCATTTAGAACTGGGCTTGACGGAAAACCATAAGCAAGTCTACGTGATAGTTTACGGATAGGTACTAGGTTAGCTGTAACCTGTGCACCTTGGCCACCTGCAGAAGTGTCATAACCTTGGATTAGGATTTCACCGTTTACATTTGGTGTTGTGTTAACTGTTGTGCCAATTTTAAAAGCACCCCAGTGACTAACTGTAATACCAGTTGCTGTTGCTGTAGCATTTGCTGTCATTGTGATCTGTGTTGCGCTATCGATAGACTGTACTCTAGCACCAGATGGAATACCAGCACCTGATAGTTCGTCACCAACTGTAACTTCATCTTGATCGCCCATATTAGTGAGGATTGCGCTACCGCTGGTTGAGTTTGCTGTGAAGCTTTCAATTTTTGCCACAACGAATGATTGAGCACCACGTTGTTTGATTAGTACATAAGCTGTCGATAATGCACCACCGAAATAGCCGCTTACACGAATACCCGTTAGTGTGTTTGTTGACAAGCCCGGTAAGCCTAATACTTCCTTACCATTAATATCTTTCTTTAAAGGACGTCCCATTTTTTTCTCCTTGATAATTTGACGTTCTAGGTCTACGCGGTTGGATTTCCGCATAAGTTACTCTGACGAGTACGCTCTAGATACTTTATTTATCTTTGGCTGAGCAAGGACATAAGCTGTGCTTTTTCAGCAATATCTACAACTCTATTAATTTCATCTATTTCTCGTTGGGCACGTTCAAGATGTGTTTTGTTGTGTGTTTGTCTATAGTGTACTAATGCTATACTATAATTTTGAATATGTGTTTCAACTGTGTGTTCGACTCTAGCAACATCGTGCTTGAACATAGGAAAGCGTTTACGCCATCCATTCATATGTGCTCTCACTGCTCGAAAATCTTCTTCGGTCTTAACTTCCATCCTGATATTTAAGTCAAACAAAAAGCACCCGAAGGTGCTTTTTGACTCTGCTTTATTATTACTACTAATTAAGCAAATTTTAGGTTAGCTGTTGTTACAGCAACTTTACCTAAGTAATCAGCTGCGTTACCTAATGAAGATGCTGTGTTTGTTAACTCAACATATCCATAACGTGTCATAAAGCTAACTACTGGTTCGAAAGTAGCTGGATCAAGAACAACACCACTGCTCATCAATGGAATGTATGGGCAATAGAATGCTGCTGCGTCTGATTCGCTTGAACCTTTGTAACCAACTAATACATCATCAGATGTTGCATAACCATTTACATAGATACGCATTGCACTGTTCAATGTACCAACAAACTTAGTGTTTGTAGGTGCTTCGAAAGTACCTTCTGTTGTACGAGCAAAAGCTGAAGTTGTAGCACTTTGTAACAATGTTAACACTGTTGGTGATACAACTGCCCAGTTACCAGCACCACGACGTGTACGCTGTGCAATCAAGTTAGATACACGGTTGATTTGAACAGCTAAAGCAGCGTGTTCGTCACCAACGAATGTAGCAGTACCAGAAACAGTGTTTTGGTCGTATGTTAGAACTGTACCAGCTAAGTTATTCAATGAACCGATAACTTCTTGGTCGATCTCAGCTGTGATCTCTTGTGCAAGAGCAGCCATAATTTCTGCTTCGATGTCAATACCTTGTTGGGCTTGTGCATCTTGTGCAGCTTCAAATGTCCAGCGAGCTGACAATTTACGTGTCTTAGCTTCAACTGTTTGCTTCAAGATTTGAATGCTTAGTCTGTTACCAGCTACGCCTTCCATTGCTGCTGTAGTAGCTGCTTTGTCAGACTTGCTGCCAGAATAGCCTTCAGCAATCTTGAATGGGCTTAGTGCCTCATCACCAGCTGTGATGTCAGTACCACTTGTGCTGTCAAAGCTATCGCTGTAACGAACACGTAGTGTGTGGATTTGACCAACTGGGCCAGTCATTGGCTGTACGCCAACTAATTCATTAGCGATGACCGTAGGCATCACACGTCTGATCACTGGAAGGATCACACGATTTAGGGTTGCAACGTTACCGGCGGATGTTGCGCCAGCAGTAGCAGACTCAGACAAATACTTGCGGGTATTTTCGAGAGTTGTTGCCATTACTGTACGCTTGTTACCTTGAAGACCTTCTAAAAGGGCGTCTTTGGTTTCCGACCAGCGTGACTCGAGTAGTTGTGACATTATAGTTCTCCTTAAACTTTTAGTCCCGCAAGCCTGCGGATGTCAAAAATCTCAGCGGTTTTTTCTTCACCACTGATAGTTTGTGCCTGATTTTTATTGCCTGTAATTTCTTTCGCCTCTGTTAGTGCTTTCTTGGCCGGAGTACCACCGTTCATTACTGAAGGGATATACTTGTCAAAAGCTGCACGTAGCTTTTCTGTTTGAACTGATTCAAGTAGTTCTTTCATTACAGATTTCTTGTCACCTGTTAAAGGACCTAGTAACTCGCCCATTACTTCGCGGCGGTTAATTGATTCTTTGATGATTGCGATTTCTTTATTCTTTGATTCTACTTGCTCTTGTGTTTCTGCAACAATTTTAGCTGCTTCTTCTAATTCCATTTCTTTCTGTGAAACTACTTTTAATAGTTTTGCAGTTTCAGATTTTTCATTTAGATGACTTGCAGCAAACTCGCTTGCGAAGCTTTCAAAAATTCTGCGACCGAAGTCATTTCTGCGGGCAGCGTCAATATCTTCTTTTAGTTGTGTCATTTCAGAACGCAGTCCTTTTGCGACTGTTTCTTCAATGATTTTTGCTGATTTGTTGATGAAGTCTTTTTTCACTTCTTCAAACTTAGCTTTGCTGTCACGGATTAAACGTACTTTAGTTTCTGCTAAGTCTTTCTTATCAGCGTGGAATTCTGCGATTTCTTTCGCTAGTGCGTCCACAATAAAAGATTCTAATTTTGCTACATTGCCTGCAACTGCTTTACGATCTTCGTGTAATTCGGCTAACTCTTTACGTAAGTTATTCAAAACAAAAGACTCCATAGCTTTGGAATCCTGTTTCATTTTCTTTGCGTACTTTGCCCTGGCTTCAATTAGACCTTGACGATCTTCTGCGAACTCACCTAACTCTGCTTGTAAGCGGTCTGTTAGCATTTGTTCTACAGCTTCTACCATTGCTGATTTGTCGTGCTCGTATTTCTGAGCAAATTCTTCACGAAGTTCTGCAGTGACGTGGTCACGGCTTTCTTGAATTCGGCTTTCCCAAGCTGATTCAATTTCCGATTTGATTTCTTCGGAAATCACATTGTTCTCGAAAAGTTGTTTTACGATATCTAGCATTGTGATTCTCCTACTTTGGTTATCGAAGAGTTTTGATGATCTTCATCAAACTCTCTGCTATGTATTGCTGTGCCTTTGGGTCGCCTTGAACTTCTTTTGCTATTCTAAATGCCTGATATCCACCTGTATTATTCATCAAGTGTTCATATACTGGAGTAGGGTAAGCGCCTGGTGCGGAAGGTTGTGCTACAACATCTACAGTGATAATTTCAAAGCCTTGTACTTTGCCATCACCGTCAACCTCACCTGATCCTCTTGAACTTACACCTAATTTCACTCCCGACTCTAACATAGTCTGAATTAACTGACCCATTGGAGTTGGGAGGATTTTAAGTTTTCCGTAGCCGTTTGGCCCGTCCATCCACATCTTGGTAATCATATGACTAACACGATCTAGATTGATACGTAAATCTGTAGGATGATCAACTTCTCCTAGTACAGAGTAACCACCAGCGATCTGCTCGTTGAGCGTTTTGACAGCCTTGCCAATTTCTTGAGAAGAATAAACTCGTTGATTTGCATTGCGGATATCTCCTTGGATGCAAATACCGTTTAAATGTAGTGACTTTTTACCGTCACTACCTTCTTCGCTCTCTAAGACAATCTTAGCCTGATCGTAACTCAAATGTTCTGCTAGGGTAAGTTTTTTCACCTATTTGTCCTCTTAACGACGACCACGGAAAAGTGATTGGGAGTTAACGCTAGGCTTATCACTTTGTGAACCTGTGCCACTTAGTACGCCTTCGCCACCACCCTTTTTCTCAGCACCGTGACCAGCGGAGTTCTTCTTGAAAGCATCTCCTGCTTTGCCACCTGGCACATTTAAATTACCTTTTGCATCTGGATTAGGAACTACGTTGCCTTTTGCAAGACCTGTTCCTTTTAGTTGACCTTGTGCTGATAGTACAGCGCCAGTGTCTTCATATGACTGGTTCAAGTTCTTTGCAGAACCGCCCATATCATTTTTACCAGCTACAATTGATTTTGTATTCATTGTTGGCTTGTTGCCGTCTTTACCAGTACCTGAAAGTTGACCTTCTGGTCCGCCTTTACGCTCAGCACCGTGACCAGCTGGAACTTTTTCTACGTACTCACGTACTGTTTCTAGATCAAAATCTTCCATTTCATTGTCAGCATCGTGATCGCTTGGGCCACCCATATTGTCCATATCTGGCTCTTCGTGATCGCCACCTTTTAGTTCGTCGAACTTAGCTTGTAGTTCGTCTACAATGCTGTCTAGATCTTGGAATAGTTCTTCTTCTGATTTGTCTGAGTGCTCGCTGTCCATTTCGTCGCCCATATCTAGGTCGCCTTCTAGGTCGTCAGTGGCATCGCCTGGCATTTCGTCATCGCCTTCGTAGGCAATATCTTCAAAATTTTCATCAAGATCTTCATCATCTTTGTCTTCATCTTCTTTAGATGCTTCGTCAACTTTGTCTTCTTCGTCTTCTTCGTCCATTGCTTCGTCTACTTCTTCGTCAGCAATTTCTGATTCGATTAGGTTTTCGTAGATTTCGCGTGATGCTGAAACTACGTATTCGTGGAATAATTCTTCCGCTTTAGCTTGGTCGTCATTGACCAAGTTTTCTAGCATCTGTGCTAGTAAATTCTTATCTGCCATAGTTATATTCTCCTTAAAGATGGTTAGGCTGTCATCGTTTTATTTAACACTAAGATTACAATTCGGGGTTAAATGATACTTTTTTGATTGATCTGATCTGAATATATAGCCGAGGGAAACTTTTTAAAAAAGTTCCTGTAGGTTAAATGTTGTAAATTTGGTATTGCTTCAAACTCAGAGGGTATAAAAGATCCCGGTTCAATTACTCTATGGAACTGTATTCCTGAAAATTCTTTAATTGTTTTCTGTGTTTGACTTACCCAATTACCAAAGTAAGTTGCCGGATCATTACTCTTTTTATAGTTAAAAGTATCAGCGTAAACGTTGTTTAATAATCCAGCAGTGCCCTGAAAATCAAAGCCTAATATGTATATTTCGCTGTAATACCTGCTGGCTGCAAAGTGTAATGCAGTAGGTCCTGAGCTCCAGCCTTTGTGCGGGCTAAAGAAGTTTACGTTATCTTTACTAGCCACGCCCTTGTTAGGATTAGTCCATAGCTCGTTGTTTAGATGATAGCCTGTAGATATAATCTCGTTGACCATATTAACATCAACTGCTATCAAATAGTGGGGATTAAATTCTCTGTAGATTGCGTTGCAACCATATACAGCGCCAAGCTCTAACAGAGCGGTATGATCTGTTGCTAATCTACTGCGCCCGTTACCTAGTACAAATGCTGTGTTATTATGCTGGGGCAGATTCGGCTTCAACTGGAGTACTGTACATCTGTTGTATAAAAGCCTGCTCACTTTGCGTTTCTGCTTCGTGTGCTTCAGCTTGCAATCGGAGTTGATTGATTTGACGCAGTGTTAACCGTATTTTACGGGTATCGTCTTTTTTTAGAACAGAACTGTCCTTGCTATTGTCGTATCGACGATCAACCGCAAAGTCATTGTTCGAATCATTAAAATAAAGGAACTCTTTTAGAAGCATATTGTATTTAGTTATTGGGCTGGCATTGGTGCGGCTGCACCATCTTCTGCTCCTGCACCTGGTGCTGCGGCAGCTGCCATATCGTCTGGAGCTTCTGCTTCTTGACCGGCCATATCTCCAGCAATACCGCCCGGAGTAATACCTGCAGATCGTAGTTGACCTGCTGCATCCGTTGGCTGTTTTAAGTTGCTTCCGTTTTCCTCTTTCCACATACGTTCGTTTTCTGTGATCTCTTCTTGGCTCATACCTAGGAAACGTTTCATAGCAAAACGCTTGCTGAGATGTGGAATTTCTTGTAGTTGTGCAAATATAGTTACACGAGTAGTATCTAGTTCTGCTTGACGATAGGCTGCAAAGTTCTGCGGTGCATTAAACTTTAGTTTGAATAATGTGCTGTCGATATTGATACCTTGATCCAGCAACCATAGTTTAAATTCTAGATCAAATGTTTCAATGATCAAGGACTGCAAACGTTCGCAGTACTTGTTAAAACGCAGTTCTTGAATGTAGGCTGTACCTACTTTACCATCACTGACTTGGTTAGGACTTTCGTCAATTGCCGTTGGTAAGTAGCTGCTTGGAATGCGTAGGGCGCGGAACAGCTTGTTGGTAAAATAACGTAGGTCTGTAATTTCACCTAGGTTAGTACCGCCTGGTAGGGTGTCAACTTTTGATCCACGACCTTCTGCTGTCTGTGGAAAGAAGTAATCTTCGTTTACACTTAGAGGATTATAACTAGCGTCTATGACGTTTGCTCCACCGCCTGTAGCTGATGGAATACGTCTCTGTTGTATTTCGTTTTTTACACGTTCAACAAATGACATCGCCATATGCGCTGGCATATTTCCAACGTCTACATAGAAAATACGTCTTTCTGGAGCTCGTTGTATACGATAGATAATGATAGCATCTTCAAGCAGTTCTTTCTGTTTGTAGACTTTGAATACTGATTCTAATAGACTGTTACCAAATGGATAGTTAGTATCAAGTCCTTCACTTAGACTGATATGAACTACGTGTTTGGCGTCAACTGTTACTTCGTTGACTTGATTGTTGAAGCGTGTGCCTGGAGGACGAGCAGCTTCACCTACAAAGCCTTTGCCAAATCCGCCGCCACTGGTATATCCAGCTGTACCGCTTGGCTGTGTATTTGTTGTATTGTGTGGAGTTGTAGCAATTAGATCTTTAAAATTAAAGTTAATATCTTTGATCACATACTGCTCAGGAACTTTACCTTCGCTTTCGTTTACAATAATCTTGGTTACTTTAACTGGATCTACGTACAACCATTTTTTAGTTTCTGGATCACGTACAAAGAAACAGTCACCGTATTTGAACGTGTTACGCACAATACGGAATATACGTGTTTCAAACTGTTGATCCTTGGCCCATTTTTGTAGTGCGTCTTTAATTAGTTTAACTTCTGTAGAAGTTGGGGCGCCGTTATAACGGATATGGAAAGCTGTGTCGTTTTCTTTATCTGGCTGTGTGCAAAATTCTGTTAGAATATCTAGGGCAGCATTGATTTCACTATCACTGTCCATTGTGTCGTATTGAACATATCGATCAATACGGTTTGGTGATCCTGCGTATACATCTGGTAAGTAGCTGGAATAGTTCATCCTAGCTGGGCCAACACGGCCGCCACCCGAAATTGGGCTGTAGCCTGTTGATTTATTGCTGACGTCTACTGGTGTGAAATATTTTTTCCAACTCATATATTGTCTCTTTTATCTTTTAAACAAGTTGCCTTGTAACCCTTTGGCTGCATTAAACGTTTCATACGTGTTAGTAGTTGTCTGCGCTGAGAATTTGAGTAACTGGGCCATCTTAGTATTTAACTCCGCTAATAAGGACTCCGCTGTTTCTTGAGTTGTCGGTTTCTTAGTTCCGTCTTTGGATTCTGCTGTTTTCTTATCTTCTGCTGCTTTTTTCTCGTCTTCGGCCTTTTTAGCATCTGCTGTCTTTTTCTCACCGTCTGCTTCAATAGTTTTCTTAACAGTATCTGCAGCAGTAGTAGCCGCTGGTTTTTGATCTTTAATCTCAGCGGCTTTCTTAATCTCAGCAGGATCTTTTGGAATTAGTTCACTTTTATTAGTTGTCGCAAATTGTTTTAATAGATCAGCACCATTAGCATTGTAATCCATATTGCTAACAGATGCATCTTTGACTGCTTTATCTTTTGCATTAAGGTCTTCTTGTTGTTTAATACCAGTAGCTTTAGCACTGTGTGATGCTTTATCAAGTTTAGCTTCGACTGCTGCACGTTTTGCTTCTTTATCTTTTTCTTCTTGTGTCTTAGCTGCTTCTCTATTATTAGCCATACGTTCTGCTATACCGTTGGCTTTGTTTTCTCTATCTTTCTTGTCCTCAGCAATAGATTTTTCGGTTTCTTCGATCTGTGCTTTAAATTTGTCACCAGTACCTGGTAAAAAATCTAAAAGTTTTAAAAATCCCAACCAAAGACTTTTAAAAAATATTTTCATTGTATCCCACATCACTAGTAAACCATCTTTAACAACTGTTATATCTCCACCAAAATGTTTGAATATAGCTATCAGTCCTACTACTGCGGCAATAGCTAGACCAATTGGCCACGTGATTCCTAGGAATGCTAATCCTGCAGCAATAGCTCCGGCAGCGGCGGATACAAATCCAGCAATAACAGGTAATGTAGCTATAACTAACGCATTTTTTGAAGCTGCCTCAGCCCAAGAAATAAGAGTAAGTGCGGCAGTTACTGCATAATATCCGGCTAACACTCCTCCAACAACAATAAGTACCGCAGTTAGATTATCAGTGATAAAACCTGCAACAGACATTATAACTCCACCAAAAAACTCTAGTACTGGTTTTAAATCATTAAACGTCTGTGCTACAGCTGGAATAAGATCAACAACTAAGAATGAAGTAAATTTTCCAATAGCAGGAAGCAATACATCATTAAAAAATCCACCAACTCCGTTAACAGCAGGACCAAAACTATCTATTAACGAGCCAACAATAAGACCAATAGATGATGATAATACACTAAACAACGGAACAACATATTGCATCACAAAGTTAGCTGTAAATTTAAATGCTTCCATTAGTGTATCAAGCATACCGCTGTTAGCCAATGCCATTTGAAATCCGTTACTAAATTCTGCTAATGTTTGCTTACTTTTTTCAACTGCTGCGTTCATTGCATCAGTTTTCTTGGCAGCTTCGTCCTGTTGGGCTGCACCTGTTTTTAAAGCATCTTCATTAATAGTTGAAGCTGCTGCCATAGCCTTAACTGTTCCGCCAAGTTCTGCTGATGCAGCACCTGCCTGTTTAATATTTTTTAATTGCTCAGTACCTTCTTTTTTCATTAGATTGTTTAATCTATTTCTTTCTTCTTGAGTAATTGCTTCACCGCGTTGTGTCTTAGCATTAAACTCTGCTAACATCGCAGCAGACTGTGGCATCATTGCCATTAGTTTTTGGTTTTCTTCTGTTGTGGCAACACCGTTGGCCATAATGTCTTTGGTAAAACCTTCAAGCTCTTTTGGTACACCTGTAGCAACTGCCATAAATGAATCACGAACTTTAGGTCCTAATCCTGCCATCGATGCTTGGAACTGTGCATCGAGTGCTAATGCTGCTTGTCGTGCTTCGATTGTTTTACGATCTTCACCGGTTGCTTTTGCCAACAGGTCGAGTTCTTTCATATAGTTTTTAGCACCTGCGGCCAGTTGATCGTTAGTCATCTTGCCCTGTTGACCTTGACTACGCATCAATGATCCGTATTTGGCAAGACCTTCATTAATCTGCTGAGTAGAATATCCTAGAGCATATAGATCGCTTGCACTTGCTCTTAATGCTTTAGAAGTCTTAGCAAAGTTTTTAGCACCATCTTCTGCGGTAGTACCAAATGCGCCCATACCAAATGCGTTTTGCGAGATTAGAGCGCCAAACTTTTCCATTGTCATACCAGCACTAGTTGCTGCTGCAGAAAATTGATTTACACTTCCGCTAAAGGTTGCACCTGACTGTGCTGCCTGTTGATATGCATCTGTTACACTAGTAACTGCCTGTGCAACTGCACCAAACATTTTACCCACAATAGGTATATTTTGAAATACACCTGCTGCGGCAGTAAGACTGTCACCTACTTGTGCGAATTTATTAACAGTGTCTACAGATCCTTCGGCTAATCCTCTAAATCCGCCAAGCACCATTTTGGCAGCAGTATCGAGTTTAGCAATGCCCATTCCGGCAGCAAATGCAGCTTTGCCTAGCAGAGATTGACTCTTTGCCGCAGTTCCACCGCCTGCACTACCACCTCCACTGCCTGCGCCACCACCGCCACCACCGCCACCGCCACCACCGCCTCCTGATCCGTCTACTGATTTCTTACCGCCATCCGTAGACTTATCAAACTTGCGCATTATTTTCAACATTTCCTGAAGCGTTGCTTCAGATGCGGCATTCTTGGCTTCTACTTGTCCAATACCGGGAATGTCGATTAAAACTGATTGTGCCATTTGATTATTTTTTCCAGGGTAAAATGCGTATATAAATACTCTACATAATAGTATTTATCGGAGATAAAATGAGTGAAATTAACAATCAGCAATCAATAGCAAAGAATCCTCTAGCCAATTGGTTTAGACAACCTAAGATTTATGTACAGTTACCTAGCAAAGGTAGATTTTATCCTCCTAACACTTTAGATGTTAGCGAAAACGATGAATATCCAGTATTTGCAATGACTGCTAAAGACGAGTTGATGTTTAAAACTCCTGACGCATTACTCAGCGGACAAAGTACAGTTGAAATTATTAAGAGCTGTATTCCAGCAATCAAGGATCCTTGGACAATGCCCAGCATTGACGTAGACTTTGCTCTTATTGCTATCCGTATTGCTACCTATGGTGAAAGTATGGAAATTGGTACTAAGTGTCCTGGATGTGAAACTGAAAATGATTATGATGTTAATTTAACTAACTGGTTAGGTATGTTTAGTCAATTTACCTATAACGATACTGTAGCTGTTGACCCATTAGTTGTTACCATTCGACCTTATACCTATAAAGAAATATCTAAGACACAGATTAAAACACTTGAGCAACAGAAAATATTCAACATCATTAATGATGAAAAACTAGATGATGAACAGAAAGTTGAACAGTTTGGTAAGAGCTTTGTGAAACTAACTGAACTAACTGTTGATATTATCTGCGACTGTATCACTAAAATTGAAACTCCAGACGGTGCTAGTACAGACAAAAAGCAAATTAAAGAGTTTATTGATAACTGTAGCAAAGATGTTTTTGAAAAAATTAGTGCTCATCTTACCGCTATCAAAGAGCAGATTGAATTAAAAGCTCAAAATGTTCACTGCGAGGAGTGTGGTCAGGACTATGAAGTTCCGGTCACTATGGATCAGTCAAATTTTTTCGGCGTAAGATCTTAAATTTATCTCTGCCAGAGATCTTACGAGAATCAGAGAAGTTAGACAAAGAGGCGAGAGCTATAAAAAAAGACTGCCTAAAGCTGTCTTGGTATATGCGAGGTCTTAGCTATTCAGAAGTTATGAATATGAGCTACGAAGAACGAGAAATAGTTGGTGAGATAGTTAAAGAAAATCTTGAAACAACTAAGAAATCTGGACTGCCGTTCTTCTAATGAAATTGTCTTCTAAAATCTGTAACAGCCTGTTGCTGTTGTGGATTTAATTCTTGATTGCGAAGACCGGCTGCTAGAGCCGATTGCAATACTTGAGCATTAATATTCGCGGCAGGTTTTAAAGTTCCATTTTGAACCTGAGCAGAAATTGTTTTTAAATTATTAACATCTGCCGGTAATAATTTTTTACCATTTAGTAGCAAAGACAATACATCATTTAATCCGTTTTGAACTAGATTAGTATCTACTGGTTTTTCTTTGCCTTTAAACCAAGTGCTTGGACTGAATAGATTCTTTGTAGACTGATAGGCAGTCTGCATAGGATCAGGATCTCCTGCATCTACTTTACCAACTACTTCATTAATTCTCATATTAGTGTGTTCTAAAAATGCTGATCTTACCTTCAGCTACCATTCTACGTTTTTCTGCAGCAATGGCTTTCAGTAGTGTTTCGGCAAGATTATTTCCTGTTCTAATAATGCTGTCGTTTGCAGGTGGAAGCAGTCTCTCGCGAGCTGCATCGATTTCTGCTTGACTTGTTGTCGGATCTGGAGTTGCAGCTGTTCTTCTATTACGTCTTCTTCTCTTGGGTTTTTCTGCCGGAGCAGCCGTTGTATCAGCTGGTGCAGTAGGTGCTGCCGTTGTATCAGCTGGAGCAGCCGCTGTTGTGTTATCAGCCGGAGCTGCGGTGTTAGCTGCACCTGCAGCACTCATACCAGCAGCAACTTTATCTACAGCTGGCTTAGCTGCGGTGTTAGCAGCATCAGCACCTGCTGCATCACCTGCTGCTGCTTTAGGATCTGGTGTTCCTAACGATTTGTTTAGCAATGCTAAAATTCTTTGCTTGCCTTTCTTATCAAGTTGTTTAATTTGTGATTTAACTTGAGCGTATAGTGTCTGACCTGCTTTTTCTGCTGCTGGATTAGCTGGAGGAGTTCCGGTTGCTCCATCTGTAGGAGCTGACCCTGCAGGTGCTGCACCGCCGCCTTGAGCATTACCTCCTGAAACATTAACATTTGTTGTACTTGGTTGAGCTGCTGCACCACCTGCTGGTGCTGCTGCTACTGGTCTACCGCTAGAATCAAATCCACCGCTACCTGCTGGGGCACCACCACCTGCTGGTGCTGCTGCACCGCCACCTGCTGGTGCTGCTGCACCGCCGCCCGCTGCTGGAGCTGCTGCACCGCCGCCTTGAGCGCCTGCTGCTGGAGCTGCTGCGCCACCTGCTGCCTGTTGAGGATCTGCTGGAGTTGGATTAGGATCTGCATCGCCTGCTACTCTAGCTTTACCTGATGCAAAGCCTTTCTTAAATGCACGTCCCATACCTGCTACACCGCCTGCTACTGCGCCAACACCTTTAGCAACGCCGCCTGCTACATCACCTACAACGCCGCCGATCTTGTTTAAGATTGGGCCTTCTTCAAGATATTGTAGTTCGTGTATTTCTGATTCTGTTAGTAATTCTGTTAGTTTCATTTTAAGCGGTTCCTAATTGTTTTTGCAGATAGCTTGCGATACGCTGACGTTGTTTCTTATTTAACTTCAAAACTTGATCTTTAACTTGTTTATACGCACTGGCTGCTGCTGGTGTTTCAGCGGCTGCTGCGCCTGCTGAGTCTATTTTCATATCGGTATAGACTGTATTTACTATATCCGGTGCTACTTCCATACTGGCTAAAAACTTTTTAAGTTCTTCGGAATCTGTTGGACTTCCGTCTAGTTTCCATCCAGCTAGTAATTTTTCATAGGTAACTTTGTTGGTAATATTCTGCCCAACACGGTCAATACCTTTACCTACTGCTGCTGCACCTTTCTTGATCCAATCCATTGGACCTTCATTTAACTGTTCTACAGCCGCGATTCTCTTTAATACAACGTAGACCTGTCCTTCACTTAGTGGACGAGTCTGACTATAATAACTTTCCTGTTTTGCGGGCATCGAACTTGCACCAGCAACCGCACCTTGACTCAGTGCCTGCCCTGCTTTGGAAACACCGTTTATCCATTGTAGCAAGCTGTCGTTGCTCAGTTGAACTTGTCGAGCACCTTGCATAATACTGCTGATAGATGACTTGTATTCTGGTGTGTTTATTTCTCTAGCAATAGTTTTTAATGTATCAAACCCGCCAGCTTGACCATCCCTAATAGCATTCATTGCCTGTGTCACAGCTTCTCGCTGTTCTGGAAACACCGTGATATTAAATCCCTGTATTGTTTCTGTAGAACTCATTCCAGGTGCGGTCAGTGTTTGTGTTGCACCCCAGTTGACTTTTTCTAGTCCTGCATCTTTAGGTCCAAACGGTATTGCTTGTTCTCTAAATCCGCCAACCCAGTTGCCTAACACTTCAAAGGCTTTACCAGATAGATAACCCAGTGCTGCGGTCTTAATACCTTTACCGATGGCAGTTGAAAGTTTTTCACCTTTTAGTAATTCTGTAGCACCTTTTAGTACTTGACCAGCGATTGCACCTCCGACAGGACCACCAGCGAGCGAAGCGAGAGCAGTTAAGATTCCGATTACTGCTGCGGTCTTACCAGGATTATCCTTAACCCAAATAGCCAAGTTTGAAACTCCATCAAGTATTTTACTGTCAGGAAACTTGGTATTAATGTCATTCTTTAGCTTTTCGAACTTGGCATCAAAGTTCTTAACAGGAGTAGTGTCCTGTAGCCATTTACCTGCTTTGTCAATAATGTCATTGACTTTTTTAACTCCGTCTACTCCAAGACCAGCTAGTGTTCTATTGTTTCCACCTGCTACAGCCTGTTGCTCAACGTTCTTGAATATGTCTTTTACTTGATCAGCTGTCAGAGTTGCTTCGATTAAAGGCACGAATTCATTATAGATGTTTTCTACAATAGTTCTTTGTTGCTGTGTTAGTCCATCACACGATTCTTTTAATAATTGCTTTCTCGAATAGTTGTGATTTTCTAATAATTGTTCAATACGCATTTATGATCCAAAGATATATGTGTTATTTATTATGAACGAGCTTACGCTCGTTTGCTTTTTCGCTTGCGCTCAAAGCACTTTTTTCTTTCTTTTTATTATTGAACTTATAGTAAGTGCGAAGCACTTTAAGTATTATGCAGATTGTTCAGTCACACTTAACCCAGGACGGGTTAAGAAGCATTATGCGAGTTGCACAGTACACTTAGCGTTAAAGCAGTTACAGAGGCGGTCATCCGGTACCTCGAGCTCAGTCAATATGACGGTGGATCAATACATATACGCTAACATACGTATCAACCTAAGGGTTTTTCTCCCTTCTTTTTGCCTGTTTTTTCTATTCAAATAACCAAATCGCGGGTCTTAGAAGCGATCGTCATCCTTTCGGGTAGTGGTTAAGCACCTTTGCGGCAAGGTTTTCCATCCCTGTGTACACGTAGACCAGGTTTAGAGCGCACGAAATTAGGCCTGCGCCAGCCAAAAAACCGCTTTATTTTGCCTTTGATTGTTCTAAAAGACGCTGTCTAAGTATATTTGATCCGCCGACTCTGACGTTTATGATGCCATTATAATAGTCATCAGTTTCTAAAACTCTACGTTCAAACTGTTCTCTAGCTTCTAAATAACTTAGTTCTGCCTTGGATTTGCAAAGATATAGTATTTCTCTTGTGAATTTTTCCGGACCTAATGCTTGGACGTCTGCGTTTAACCTATCAGATGAACCCCAGTATTCGCGCCAATCGCTTTCTACTGTGCTTCTTCTTTTAAGTTTTTTGCCTTTGAGTGGGGGTTTTGTACGTTTAAACTGTGCTAGTTTCTTGCCTATGTACTTCTGTCCGGTTACGGTGTTCGTGATTATGTAAACAAAGCCAATATAGCCTTCTGGGATTTCATCTACAGGTTGATTTTGATACGTCCATTGCACTCATTTAGTTACCTTGGGGGGCCTTCCAGGCTTGCCTTTTCTGGTTGCTTTACGTGCTTCTCGTTTTGCCTGTATTTCTGTTCGCCTAGTTGATGCCTCGTTGCGTATTTCTGATAGCCAATATCGTGCCTTAATGCCTGCTTCGTCTGAGCCTCTGTATTCAAATCTGTCTTGCCACTTAAAATATTCCTGAAAAGCAGCAATCATCTTGTCGTGCGAGTCAGTACTCATTGTAAATTAGGTCCTGTATAAAATTTTGATAGCGTAACTCGTTGTCCTTGCGTTACAGGGGTAACTCGATGTACGATCCAACTGGGAATTACCAGTATAGTTCCAGGAATACCAAACTCTGGTATTTCTTTAGGACCGTTTAAGAACAATTCAAATTTACCGCCTGTGTATTCGCCTTCGGATAGATTTAATAGTGCCGTAAGTTTTATGTCAAACGGACGATTTTTAACTCCGTCCTTGTGCCAATCATATTCGCCTAAGTTGCCTTGATCGTATGTGTTATAGTTTAACACTTCATATTGTGAAGTTTCAAATATATTAAAACCAAAATATTCTTTATTGATATCTAAAACTGTGTTGTGGAACTTTTCTAATAGATGCTGTGCCTGAAAATAGTTGAAACATTTAACTGACGCAGTCTTAATAATAACATCGGCCGGTTGATCACCTATGCCGATATCAGGTAACCCTTTAATTAGAGTTCTAAGAGTAGACAGTTCAGAAGATGAGTAACGTCCTCTGGTATAAACGTAGTCGCTGTTCAAGGTTCTCGTCCAAGAAATACGTTACCTGATACAGAAATGCGTGTTTCTGTAGAATCGCTGAAAGGATATACACAGTGTCTCAATAGACTGGGAAACATCATAGTCTTTCCTATGCTGTTTTTGTCAACATTCATAGTTGCACCCTGTGTGCGTCCTAGTATATCTGTATAGGTAAACTCCAATTGACCACTAAACTGATCTTTAGTATAGTCTACTACATCGGGAATTCTAAGCCAGATAGTGTAACTCAGTACTCCGCCGTGCATATGATTGGGAATAAACTCTCCAGCCTTTTGAAAATTGATCCAAGGACGTTCACAGTAGTATTCTGGAGTGATATTAGGAGCATCAAAGGTCATTAGATAGTGACAGCTATTTCTGTACAACTGTGTGCATTCTAGAATATACTGTTTTAGTAGATCTTCTGTAGGTTTAGTGAACCGGTAGTGCTTAGGTACACCTTTAGAAGTTAATCCTGAAGCAGTTTCTTCAGCTGATGCAACATCTTGTTCTATTTGATCTACTTCAGACAGCATTTTAACCAATAGATCTTTAGGAGCAGATGCCCTAAAGATATTCATATTAGTTAATGCTATGTTGCCGCTGTCAAATTTCACCCAACAATCTCCACGTCATTGCTATAACTGGTAAATCCGTTTTCTTTAATAACCTTGAGCACGTGATTAACACGACTGGTTAGATCATCACGATGTGAAATTAAGAATACATTCTTATCTCGTTCACGAGTCATCTTCTTAAGTACCGCAATTGAGCTTTCGACTCCGGAACTATCCATACCACTGTCTACAAGTTCGTCAATGAACAGTAAGTTAATGCTGTGATATAGGTTCTCCCATACGTCTCGGAATGCCCAAGACATACTGAGTATCAAACGGTTACGTTCACCGCGGCTCAAATTGTCAAAGTCTAGGTCTTGTCCTAGTTGTGTGATAATAACTGTAAGGTCATTCTGAAACTCAACAATGTGTGGCAGGCCAATTTTGTCAAGATAGTAGGTCAATCGTTGATTTAAGAACGCCAAGTTCTGATCAATGATGCGTTTACGTACAAAGCTGTCTTTGTTTGTCAGCAACTTATACAAGAACTCCTGATGCTCTTTAACACGCACCAGCTCATTAACCTGGTTCCAATCAATTTCCTGTACCGCAGTAGTTTTCAGTTCAGTGATCTGATCATCGTAGGGATTAGATTCGGCAACTTTAACAGTTAGATCACGTTCTAGACTGTCAATTGTGCTTTTATGATTAAGCGCCTGCTCTAGTGTG